TTGATTTGGATAGAGTTGCTGTATGTCTTACTTCAAATAGAGTAAACAAACCAATCACAAATTATATTAAGGATAATAGAATTAACAATCTAATAGATGATCCTAATGCTTTTGTCTATGCTTCTAAACCAGTACAGTTAAAGGATGGTGCAACTTCTATTAAAGTTCATTTAGAAGCTCATATTAATGTAACTAGTGATATTAGAGCATTCTATGCTGTAACTGATGATCCTAATGGTGAATTAGTTTATAGACCATTCCCTGGATATGATAACTTATTCAATACTGGACAAGTAAAAGATCCATATAAGAGTGATGGACTTCCTGATAAGTTGGTTCCTAAGACTGACATCATAGCATATACTTCCAATCAAGTTGTATATAATGATTATGAATTTACAATTGATAGTCTTCCTACATTCAGATACTTTAGTATTAAACTTATAGGAACTGGTACTAATCAGGCACAACCACCTAGAGTGAAAAATTTAAGGGTACTTGCACTTGCATAATATGAATTATACAAATGTGAAAGGACATACTGATTTGGTTCGTGATAATAGCACAAGAGCTATTGTCAGTAATGATTCAAATCAGTATAATAACTATCTTCAAAGACGTGCTCAAAGACAGCAAGGGAAAGATAGAATAGATAATATGGAGAATGATTTAAAATCTTTAAAGGATGACATTAATGAAATCAAAACTTTACTAAGAGCACTATCCAATGGCTAAAAATACTCTTACATTTGATCCTAGTGCAGGTGTTGCCTATGGTGTCAATCTTACTATTAATACAGGAGCAGATTTAGATGCTGACTATACTGTAGTTGGTACATCTGGGACTGCTTTTGATTTTACTGGATATAGTGGTTCTGCTCAACTTGCAAAGAGTGTAGCAATTGGTTCATCACAACATGCAATAAAAACCTTTGAAGTTGGTTTTACTAGTGCTAAAGGTGGAGAGTTTAGATTGTCATTAGGTTCTACTGCCACTAGAACTTTATCAGAAGGTAGATATGTATATGATGTTTTAATTGGTTCAGGTTCATCAGTTTATAGGATAGTATCTGGAGATGTCTTAGTAATAGCAGGTATCTCTTCTGCTCCTTCCTAAATAATCTTATACTAGTAAAGTAGATAAATGGCGCAACCAAGCACACGTGGAGAATTAATAGACTATTGCAAAAGGCAGTTGGGTGCTCCTGTGCTGGAAATTAATGTTGCAGATGAGCAGATAGAAGATATTGTAGATGATGCTGTTCAATTTTTTCAAGAAAGACACTTTGATGGTGTTTATCAGTCATATAGAAAATATAAAATAACTCAAGCAGATATTGATAGAGGAAAAGCAACTGGTGGAGCAGGTATAACAACTACCACAGTAGATACAACAGTTGGAGTTACTACTCAATTTAGTTATACTGAGAATAGTAACTATCTTGCTATACCTCCAGAAGTTTTAGGAGTAACTAAGATATTTCATTTTGATGGAAGCAATACCATTACTAACAATATGTTCAGTGTGAAGTATCAGTTATTCTTGAATGACATTTATTATTGGGGTGCTACTGAACTTCTTTCCTATGCTATGGTAAAAACATATCTAGAAGATATTAATTTTTTACTTACAACAGAGAAGCAGATTAGATTTAATAAGAGACAAGATAGATTGTATCTAGATCTTGATTTTGGTAGTTTAACAGTTGATGATTATCTAGTAATAGATTGCTTCACTTTATTAGATCCATCAACTTATCCTAGAGTATGGAATGATTCATTTTTAAAACCATATACTACTGCTCTTATAAAAAGACAGTGGGGACAAAATATGTCCAAATTCCAAGGAGTTAAGTTGCCTGGTGGAATAGAGTTAAATGGTATGGAAATGTATGAACAAGCAGAAAAAGAATTGCTAAGAATTAGAGAGATGATGTCTAATACTTACGAACTTCCTCCTCTTGATATGATAGGCTAATGGCATTAAATCCTTATTTCCTACAAGGGTCTTCTACAGAACAGAATCTAGTCCAGAGCTTAATCAATGAACAGATTAAGATGTATGGAGTGGAAGTCTATTATATTCCTAGAAGATATATCACTAAGGCTACTGTAATTCAGGAAGTCATAGAATCTAAGTTTGAGGAAGCAATTCCTTTAGAAGCATATGTGGATACATTTGATGGATATGAGGGACAAGGTTCTCTTCTATCAAAGTTTGGTGTTCAGGCACTTGATGATTTAACTCTTGTAATATCAAAAGATAGATTTGAAAATTATGTTACTCCACTTATTAAGAATATACCAAATATAGAATTAGCAACTAGACCTAAGGAAGGTGACTTAATATACTTCCCATTAGGTGATAGGTTATTTGAAATTAAATTTGTAGAACATGAGAAACCATTCTATCAGTTAAGAGAAAGATATGTTTATGAACTTAGATGTGAGCTTTACAGATATGAGGATGAGGTTATTGATACAGGAGTGGGTGATATTGATGATAACCTAGAGAAGGCAGGTTACATTGAAACACTTACTTTAGTGTCATCAGGAACCACTGCAGTTCTTACTACAGGAATAGTAAATGGTGCATTAAGTAAGGTTACTATTTCTAATACAGGAAATGAGTATACCAGTCTTCCAAGAGTTGCTATTTCATCTGCTCCTTCTGCAGGTTTAACTGCTGTAGGTATAGCATCTATGAGAAATGATATAGTGGATTATGATGGAGAGACATCTTATAGAATAAGGAGAGTAGATCTTATTAATCCAGGTTATGGATATACTATAGGTCAAGAACCAGAGATCTACACAGTTGGTGGTGGAGGTGCAGGATTTGCTGCTACTGCCACTGTATCTGATGGATCTATTGGAATAGTCACAATTACCTCAGGAGGTACTGGATACTCTACAGTACCAGTATTGTCCTTTACAGCAGCACCTGCAGGTGGTACAACAGCATCTGCTTTGGCATACATTAATAGTGTGGGTATTGTTACTCAGATTGGTATTACTGATGCTGGATCTGGATATACTACTCCTCCAACTATTACAGTCACTGCACCTTATATGGGTGGTTCTGGTAACTATGTCTTTAATGAAGTAGTAACTGGTGCTGCAACTAGTTCTACTGGTAGGGTTAAATCTTGGGATGCATCCACTATGGAACTCAAGATTTCTATTATCAGTGGAGCATTTAATGATGGTGAGGTTATTACAGGTAGCACATCTGGTGCTGAGTATGAGTATCAGAAGGTTTCTGAGTCTAATACAGATGATGGATTTGCTGAAAATACTTCAATTGAAAGTGCTGCAGATGATATTATAGACTTCACTGAAACCAACCCATTTGGGATGCCATAAATAATACACTAGGATTGTAACAATGTTTGAATATTTCTATCACGAAATAATGAGGAGGACCATTATTTCCTTTGGTTCTATCTTTAATAACGTCAATATACAGCATACTAATAGTGATGATTCTGTAGTTAGTACAACCAAGGTTCCCTTGGCATATGGACCTACTCAGAAATTTTTAGCAAGATTGGAGCAAGTGCCTGATCTAAACAGACCAGTTCAAATCAGTCTTCCTAGAATGTCTTTTGAATTGAATGGTCTTAACTATGATCCTTCTAGAAAATCTACAACCACACAAACTTTTTTAAAAGGTGTAAAAGGTGATAAGAAGACTATAGCAAAAACATATCTACCTGTACCATATAATCTTGATTTTGAACTTAGTATCTTTACTAAGTTGAATGATGATATGCTTCAGATAGTAGAGCAAATCCTCCCATACTTTCAACCTGCATATACTGTATCAGTAGACCTAGTTGATACTATTGGAGAGAAAAGAGATATTCCTATTGTTTTAAATTCCATTACCACTAGTGATGATTATGAGAGTGACTTCTCAACTAGAAGGGCATTAATTTATACTATGAGATTTACTGCTAAGACTTACTTCTTTGGACCAGTCAATTCAGATGTATCCAAGGATATCATCAAGAAGGCTTCTATTGGATATGTTGCTGGTGGTAAGACAACTACTCCTACTAGAGAAGTTACTTACAGTGTTATACCTAGAGCAACTAAGAGTTATGGTGATACTGTAACCACTAATCTAAGTGAGAATATAGATTCTAGTATTGCTATTATTAATGTAACCAGTGCTAGTGGTATAGAAGCAACTAATTACATATACATAGATCAAGAGGAAATGTATGTTGAATCCATTTCTGGAACAGCATTAACTGTTAGAAGAGGTCAAGACAAT